GCTGCTGCCGATGCCCAAGCTGCTGCACAAGCTGCCGCTGATGCTGCTGTTGTCACCCCGGTGACGCCATGAGCGAGACAGTCCTTCGTGTCGAGAAGCTGGAGAATGGATATACCGTCGAGGTTTGCGATCCGGCGCTGATGTCCAAGAACAGTAAGCCGAACAAACCGTACGTCAGCCCGTGGAAGGAATATGCGTTTACAACCGACAAGGAAGTGCTCGCGTTCATTACCAAGGTGCTGCCCACGCTGAACCCGGAGAATGACGACATGGGTAAGGCATTTGCTGAAGCTTGTTCAACCGCCGAGGAATAGATATGGCAAGGAAAGACATCGGGGCGTTACTTGCGGACGACGATGAAGTCGCCCCACTGAAGTCGCGTGCGAAGGAAAAGGCTGAACCGGCACGCAAGACCATCGTGCTGGAGGAGAATGACAACATTCCTCCGACTGGGCAGTTCATTCAAGTCAATGGGCGTTCATACATACTGCGCCCCGGCGAACCAGCCGAAGTGCCGCAAGAAGTCATTGATGTACTCGAACATGCGGTGCAGGAAATGCCGCAAGTCGATCCAACAACGCGGCAGGTTGTTGGGTACCGCAAGAAACTTCGATTCCCTTATCGCTTTGTTGATCTTGCGCAGGTTTAACCATGAACCTCGAAAGCTTGCTCGATGAGCTTCGGGGGAACGTACTGCGCGATAATGCGGAACTGGCTTCAGGTCCTGACGACCAGCTTTGGTCTGACGACACGCTAGTTCGCTACATTAACGACGCGCAAAGCAGGTTTGCGCGTAGGACGTTCGCGCTGCGGGACGCCAGTACGCCAGAGGTGGTTGAAGTCACCCTAGCGACTGGCGTTTCCACGTACGATCTCCACGAATCAATCGTGGCTGTTCAATCAGCGCGGTTCGACACGTCTGTGATCGACATCGCGCGTGTTGGGCGGTCGCTGATGTCCAATCTGTCGGTTGCGGACCCACTGTGGTTTGATCCTACAACGGCTGAGACATGGACGCCCGGCCCGCCGCGTGCGTTCTCCACAGATGAAACAATCAGCGTCGATACTGCAGGCGCGGTGACCATGAAGGTATGGCCTGCGCCGTCCGCAACTGAGAACGGTAAGACGGTGTACTTGCGCGTCGCACGGAAGCCGTTGGAACAGTTCACCGTTGCAAAGCTGACATTGGTGTGCGAGCTGCCGGAAGAGTATCAGCTCGACATGCTGGAGTGGGCAGCGTACCGCGCGCTTCGCAATTCGGACATCGACGGGCACAGTGCCAGCGCCGACAAGCATGAAGCACGCTTCAACGATGCCGTAGCGGAAGTGCTGAAGGAGCTACGCAGCAAGCTTTTCGCGCCGATGTCATGGCAGTTTGGGCAAGGTGGATTTTCTTGGAGTAGCTGACATGCCTCTCGACACACTGAGCCAGAGAAACAAACCGTATCTGACGGACGCGGATCGTCTCTCCGCGATGTCGCAGCGGAACAAGCCGTACCTGCCATCTGCGACGCAGAATGCAGTAGCGGGGGCTTCGGCTGCACAAGGAACAGAAATTGGGCGTCCTGATTACCCTACACAGTTCAGAACGGGGTACGACGCGGCGTCGGCGGATGCCGCGGCTGCACGTCCTAAACCTACCGTGTTGACCACAGGGTCGGTCAATGGGATGTCCCCCAACGCGGATGCGCCGTACCCGAACCACGACTTGAACCAAGTGCCGAAGTCCAGCGCGCGTGATTCATTTGTGTCGTTACTTCCCGCGATGTCGAGCGGTATGAACGTAGTGCAGATGCCGCGTAGCGCGGGCATGTTCGCGCCCAACGAAGGCCCAACCATTCGGGTTGGTACGTACACACCTCCCCCACAGGCAGTGCGTTCTGGTGCGCCGACGTGGGCTGACATGGTGGGTCGCAAGCAGGAACGCATTGCGAACCAACAACGGACGAATCAACAGATCGCGGATGCTGCGATGATGCGTGCGCAGAATGAATTCCCGCTGGCGCAGTTGCAGAGTAGCACTGCGGAACGTGGACAGGATATTGGGTTCCAGTCGGCACGTATGCAGGATGTGACGAGTCGGCGTGGACAGGACGTGCAGCAGCGCGGGCAGAACCTGCAGTTCGATGCGAGTGCGGCGTCAGATTTGACGCACCGCGCGAACATTGAAGCTGTTGCTGGTGCGTCGAAGTACCGGACGGATACTGAACTCGCGGCGCATCTGCCGGATATGGAACGGAAGCAACGGATCAACGATCTCAACGCGGCTGGCAACTACGATCAGGCGGCTTCACTTGCTACTCAGGAACATCCGAGAGTCCCCCCGGCAGCGCATTCGACTATCGACCCAACAGGGCAACACGTGATAACCACACATCCTAGTGGGGAAGTCTCGTACAACTCGATGAAGGACTTACAGGATGCGGCCAAGGTGAAGCGTGATGCGGCGCTGAAAGTTAGTGCCGCGCAAGCAGCGAAAGATGAGGCAGATAGGAAAGCACGGCTGAAAGCGGAAGGTAAGTAGTCGTGCCGCTACCTCTCAATCTTCCGCGTTTAGACGCGTATCTCTCTACGGCTGGGGTTCTACCACCGCGCAAGCCGGTTGCGGTGGAAGAGCCTAGTGCGTATTCCCAGCTTACCCCCGCGCAACAGCAGGAGGTAGACGATACTGTTGCGATGCAGATACGCCAGCAAGAGTTGGCGGATCAACCTCGTGGTGCGTTCGGCGAAATTGGTGCGGGACTTGTACGTGGTGTTACGTCTGAACTTCCGAGGATGATTGGTGGGTTGCTGAAAGCGCCGAGCGAGACCGGCCCGCTGCACGATATCGGCACGAATATCCAACGGTTCGCTACACGTAAAGGTGTTGAGCACGCACAGGATTTTAACGAAGGCGCACATAACGCAGTCACCGAAGCGTTTGCAAGTGGCGCGTCGATGGTCGCGCCGATGTTTGCTGGGGCGGCAGCGATTCCTGTAGGTGCAGCAGTAGGGCTTCCTGCGCTTGCCACTACGGCGCTTGCAGGTGGTGGACTGTACGCTGCATCGACATTCCAAGACACTTACGAGAAGGCGATCAAGGAGGGCAAGACGCCGGAAGAAGCACGCACGATTGGGTATAAGACAGGTGCTGTCGAGGGCCTTGGCGAAACAATCGGAACGTACGTCGGCGGTAAGTTTGTCAGGGGCCTATCAGCAACACCACGTGTACTCGGCAAGAAATACGGCATCAATGAAGCCAAGGCTGAAATCACCAAGGGGGCGTTCCTAAAGACGCTCGCCAAGAATACTGCTGAAACCGCAGTGGTTGAGACCGGTACGGAAATGGCGCAGAACTACGGTGAAGCCGCCATTGAGAAAGATGCAGGGATCGACACCGCTGATCCGTGGAAGGCTGCTACGTCGGCGATTGGTCCTACGCTGGCGCTGACGGCGCTTGTGGGTCCGCTTGCTGCGCTGGGGACTCACTCAGCCGTGCGGAACAATCAACGTGCGTTGCGTACCATCGACAGTCCGACAACGACGTTCGATGAGAAAGATGCTGCGATACGAAACCTGTCGCCAGTGATGGAGCAACTGGTCGGTAAGGACGCCATGCGCACGTGGCGCATGGATACGATAGTTGAAGCAAGCAAAGCGCAGGAGTCGCAACGCACGCAGGATCAAGCTGAAGCGCAGGCGCAGGCGCTCGATGCGCAGAATGCGCCGGTAACAGATCAACGGCAACCGCAGGTTGGGGCGATACCGGGCATTGTGCCCGCTGCGCCGAAGTATGCGAGTGAAGCAGATGCACAGGCAGTATGGGATTCGTTCGCTTCTACGTTTGGCGAACAGGCACGAGCAGCGGTCAATGCCAATAATGCGAAGCAAGAAGAAGCCGTATTCCGCAAGCTCGCTACGTCCCAGCTACCCGAAGGCGTACCGACGTTTGCGCAGTTCGTCGCCGCGCGCAAAGGTGTGGAGGGAGAACCCGCCAATGCCGCGAGCGTTACAGCGCGTGGTCTGAAGCTCGCGTATATCCAATCAATCAACCAAGCGATACGTGACCGTGAACTGACCGCGCAAGGCGAGGCGCAGTTGTCTCCTGAACGTGTTCCACAAGACCGGCTTCCGCTTGCACCTAGCGGCTATTCAGACAAGACGCCTAGTGGTATGCGAGAAGCCGACGCGTCGGCGCGGCTGCAGGCGGCTGCAGCGGAAGAACCTCCCGCACAAGGAACGGCCAAGGCGCTGGGGTTGCTGCCGACATCCTCAATCATCAAGGTTAACGAGAGTGGCGGCACGTCATACTCGGGTGCCAAACAAGAACGGCAGAAGTGGCTAAAGCAGCATGTTTCCAATCTCCCGCAGAAATTGCGCAGTGAGTTGGTGGATACGGAAGCGCCGAAGCTGGCGGAAGCTGTGCGGCAGATTTGGCACGACAAGGGCGGCGAACGCGGCCCACAGTACAACATTCAACTTGAAGCACTGTATGCGAGTCTCACGAACGGACGCAACATCCGCGAGACTTTTGTAGCACCAGAAGTTCAACCTGTTAAGGAGAGTAAAAATGGCATTTCCGCCGAAAGCTTCAAAGACCCCCTCGACCCCCAAGGGCAAATCAGTACCGCCGTGGATGAAGCCCAAGGGAATGCCCAAACCCAGCGGCAAGAAAGCTTGCTGAAGGAGGTTCCCAATGCCACTCGTAGCGGGATCGAGCCGGGCAGTAGTGTCACAGAACATCAAGGAAATGGTGAAGGCGGGGCACCCGCAGCAGCAAGCGGTGGCCGCGTCACTGAACAAGGCGTTCCCCAAGGGGCTACCCAAGCCCAAGGGCAAGTAACGCCGCTGCCTGCAGCGCCGGTTGCGGGGGCGACTGTCTTGCCTCCCCTTGCGGTTAAACCCGTGGCCGGGGCTGCACCTGCCAAGAAAACACAAGCGACGGTTCTGAAGGCGCGGGGCCTCGCGTTATCGGTTACGCCAAGTCGCGTCACGGTGACTGCCACAGGACAGTCTGTTCCGTACGGAGAGTTTTCGAATGTTGCGCCAGAAGGGACGATCACGTACGACATACCCAAGGGCGTGAAGGGTAAAAATCAACGGATATGGTCGATGCGTTCGTCCACAGCCAAGGCGGCAGAGCTGGCGCGAAACGAAGCGCAAGCACGTGGTAAGAATTGGGGAGATATAGTCCCTGAAGCCGATCAGCGTCGGGTGCCGGAAGTGCAGCGGTACGGGTTCGAGCTATACAACTATGACGAGAATACCGGGCGTGCGGAAGGCACTAACACGCTTTGGGCTACGGAGTATGCACGCGCGCTCAAGAACTCAACCCATCAGGATGCTGCGGGAGCAAATGCTACAGCAGCGTTGAAATGGCTGGACGTGTACGAAGGACAGGATATTGTTGAACGCGCGGTAATACGCAATGTTGCTGGTATTTTCAAGCAGAACAAGTTGTTCAAGGAGATGGCGGAAGCGCACGCGGAAAAAATTCGTAAAGCGATAGACGAGGAGGTCGAACAAATTGTCGAAGAACGTCGGCAGGCCATTGCGCGTGGCATGTCGGTTCCTGAAAGTGATGCGCAGGCACGCGAGCAACTACTGCAGATCAACAAGATCATCAGGCAGCAGGACGATCAGTTACGTGCGGCGAATCGCGCACTGATACGCTCACGCTCGCGTCCCACACAGGAAAAAGCGCGGAACGCACAAGCAGTCACGGAGTTTAAGCAGAAGTTCTTCGATGACTTGCAGGATGTCATCAAGGGCGTGGTGGAGAACGATCCACGCATTATGGACCTGCAGACCGCGCTTCCGAACTACCAACACTCACCGATACTCGAAGAAACTATCAAGAGTGGGAAGCTTGACAATGTGCTGGCGAAATTGTGGACTAGCGGGCCTTCAGAATGGGTGCGTGATCTTGCTATGCAGTTACAGAATCTCGGGATGAAGGCACCCATTGAGATGGTCAATATGGAAGCATACAACGCTAAAGGTGAGCGTGTGTATGGTCGCTATGACCACGCTACGGGTACGGTACGTATTTACTTAGGCGGTGCAAATGCGCACACTGTGTTGCATGAAGTGACGCATGCGGGTACGGTGGGGAAGATTAGGTTCGCCGAAGAGGCGTTGCGTGTGTCGCCGGGGCAACGTACTTCGGAACAGCAATCGGCGGTCGTGGCGTTGAAGGCGTTGCAGAGTTTGAAGAAAGAAATTGAGGAGATGGCGCGCGGCCAATTTAAACAAGCCTTCAAAAACGAAAAGGAATTCGTAGCAGAGGTCTACGCGAACGAAGAGTTTCAGCGGTGGCTCTCCTCGCAAGTGCGTGATGGCCGTACGATGATGCAGCGGTTCCGTGACTGGGTGCGTACGTTGTTTGGCTTCAAGAATATCGGAGCTGACAACATGCTGAAGTTGGCGATGAACGCCAGCGCCAAGTTCTTGGGTGATTCACGGTTCGGTGCTGAGAACGGCGCGACGTTCGATCATTCGCTAGAAGGCGCAATGGCGGCGACTGATCGGGTAGGTCAGTGGATGACGGCGACGTGGAACAAGTTCGCTGCATCCCACAGGACCTTCGGAGAGATACCCACGAAACTGCGCGAGGCTGTGCTGGCAGTGCAGTCAACCTTCCAGATTTCACAGATGATTGATCGGTCGCCACAGTACAGGCGACTGTCGAACTTCATGCTCAAGTACGACGAGGCAGGTAGCCTCAAGGTTATCATCCAACAAGGGAAACATCAGGAGTTTTCGACCGTTACTACGACGGTTGACTACACATTGGCGAAGCTGTCGCCCCCCGAACAACGAGCGAAGGAAGCGCGGCTGCAGGAACTTGCGGGCGCGCAGAGTGTGCTCGACATCGACCTGAACAAAGGGTTCGATGAGAACGCCGTGAAGAACAAGAATCTTGATCCGCAGTACCGGGACTATGTGAACCGGCTGCATGCGGAGTACATGGCGCTCGACCCAAGATTGCGTAAGGCCATCGAAGATTCTATCCGCGTGTACCGCAAGAATTACATCCAGCATACGTCCACAATGGTGACGCGAATCTTGCGCGCGTACGGGGCAAAGACCACAGACCTATATCAGAAGTACATCGACCGGCTGGATATTCTCGACAAGAATCTCTACACCGAAGGTCCCAACACGCGACCGGAGTATTTTTTCGACGCGTACGCCGCCAATCTCGACGCGAGACTACGAACAGTATTCTCGGATTTCAGTAAGGAGACCAAAGGCGAGGATACGTCGAGCATCCGCGAGGACATGCTGGAAGTTGAGAAGTTCTACAACGCGGCGGTGAGCAACCCATATCAACACTTGGGACGGTCAGGAGATCACTTCATCAGCTTCTCCGTTGCGCCGGGCGAAACGGCGTGGAATGCGGTGCGCCAAACACTTGAGTCGCACAGGAAGGTAATCGGTACGCCCGGCACTCGTCGGCATGTGTTCCTGCGCTTCGAGAACGCCACTCAGCGTAATGAGGCATACAAAGCGGTTGATGCGCTAGGTGCCTACATCGTACGGCAGGATACGCCGGGCGACATGAAGTCGGCGCTGCGCTCGGGTACGATCTTCAACGAGTCTGATATTACGGGGATGCAAGGCGTCCCGCGTTTTGTCCAGCGTCTCCTCAACCACGTAGATTCAGCATTCCCCGGCGAAGGAAACGCGCAGATGCGCCAGTTCCTGAAGCGTGAGTTGATGGACGCGCACCCGGATACGTCAGCGCAGAAAGCGTTGATGCAACGGAAGGATGGCGGCATTGCCGGGTATGACGCGAACTTCTCGCGGAGTTTCGCGCAGCGGGCGGAAGGCATGTCATCCATGCTGGCTAATGCGTACACACTTCCCAAGTATGACCAAGCCTTCAAGATGGCGCGTGAAGAGATCGCTGCGATCCAGAAGGAAGGCAACCCACAAGTGGCTGATGGTGCCACGGCGATTTTCTCGGAGATGGGGCAGCGATTCTCGAACACCTTGAATCCTGTTGATGCGCCGCTTATCGACCGGTCGAGATCGCTGGCGCACAATTTCTACTTAGGTCTCAGTCCTGCGTTCGTGCTTGGTAACTCGGTGCAACCCTATCATCTGTCGCTGCCGTATCTTGGCGGGCGCTATGGGTTTGTGGTTTCAGCTAAAGAGATGGGCAGATCAACGAAGAAGTCGTTGAAGCTTATCCAGAACGCGGCTGCTGCTGGGATCGCGGCAGGTAAGGCAGCGGGTGGCGCGCGTGGTGGTCTCATGGGGTTGCTCGATCTCGATCTCGCTGCGGTATTTGGGCAGTCAGGATTGACGGATGGCTCGGTGGGCCAGCTCAATGAGATCGACGGCGTGAAGCGGCTGATGGCTTCCGGCCAGCTCGATACAACGCAGACGCAGGAGTTTGCGCGGCTTACCGCAGGGAACTCGAAGGGATTTTCCACAGCGATGAAGTTGTTGAGTACGGGGAGTCACTACTCCGAAGTCAACAACCGGCTGACGACATTCCTCGCCGCGTACAATCTCGAAATGAAACACGGTCGCCAGAACCACGATGTTGCTGTGGACAAGGGGATTAAGGCGGTGCAGGCGACGCAGCTTGATTACTCGAACCGTAACACGGCACGAGCGTTTGGACGGCATGGTGTCGCGGGTAAGGTTACGCCGTTGCTGACACAGTTTCAGCAATACTCGTTTCAAACGATGGAGTTGATTTGGCGGATGGCACACGATTCGCTTTATGCCGAGACTGCGGAAGAAAAAGCTATTGCGATGAAGCAGCTTGGTGGGGTGCTGGCGACGACTAGCGTGATCGCAGGTACGCTTGGGCTTCCGTTTGCGAGTGTGATTGCGCGTGTAGCTGATGGTGTTCTTGGGTCAGGTGATGATCCATCCGATGTCAAGACAGCATACCGTTCGTGGCTTGCGGAAGTATTCGGCAAAGATGTGGCTCAACTTATCGCGCATGGCGTTCCTAATGCGACGTTAGGATTCGATACAAGTAGTCGGCTGGGCCTTCACGATCTTTTGCCGGGAACGCGATTTATGACGGATCGTCGTCTCATCAAGGATATGCTGGAAGCCGGTGCGTTCGACATGCTGGGGCCAGCGATCAGCGCCGGGCAGGATGTGATTGCGGGGGTGAGTAAAATTTACGACGGTCAGGTTATGGACGGGCTTATCCAGATGACCCCGTTAGCGATTCGCGGTCCGATGAAGTCAGTCAAGATGATGAACGTGGGGTACACTACGGCGACCGGCAATCAGTTGCCAATGGAAGTAACTCCGTGGGCCACGCTTGTGCAGGCTGGCGGATTTACTCCTTCGGTTAAGGCAGAGCAGTCGGAAGTGAATTTCGCCTTCCGTCAGATGGACGGGCTGTTGAAGCAGCGCAAGACGGTATTGTCGAATGAGTTGTATCGTCTTGCTGAACGTGGAGAGGACACAACCGAGGCGCTTAAACGTGTAATGGTGTTCAATGAAACAAATCCTCAATACCGTATCGACATCGGCGCAGGCATGGCTGCACGCGCACGAGCACGGACAGTCGCAGATACTTCTGGCGTGGATATTGCAACACTTCCCCGCTATCTCCCTCTTCTTCAGCGGTATAACTTCGCAAACACAAAGTGAATGTATGCCTAATGCATCAGAACAAATAGAGAGGGAAATTAAGTCTTGGATTCAGCAAGCGACGGAGCCGAAGGACAAGGCGCTGTTGATGATTCTCTTTCAGATGAACACCAACCTTACGGAGAACACTTTCATTACTAAAGGGGTTGCGGCTGATTTTCATGCGCACAAAGGGCGCATCGACGGATTGCTGAATCGAGCGCGTGGTGGATGGTTTGCGTTAGCGATAGCATTCGTGGTGATTCAAGGGTTGGGGTTGTTCGTGTTCAATCAGCAGCTCAATCTCGCGGCGAGAGAATCCTTGCGCAACGAACTGCAGGAAGCAGCGATCATTGTGATGCAAGCGGAACATCGAGACGTGAACCGTAGGTTGAACGCGTTAGAATCATGGCGTCCATCGGCTAAACCGAAGGATGACAAATGAAGATTGGGACTGTGGAATTACCGACACCAGAGACGCCTGCGGCGAAGTTCTTGTCGTGGGCGATCACTATTGTTATCGGTACGATGGCCGTATGGTTGTTTCTTGATGGATACTTCGCGCATGCAGCGGATGTAGTGAAGCGGGATACTGCTGTTGCGATCCAAATTCAATACGCTGCCGATCTGAACGAGAAGCGCCGTATCGAGGACAACCTGTTCAGGATAGAACAGATACCTCCAGCCAAGCGAACTGATGGCGAACGCGCGCAGGTGGCGAAGTATGAGAGGGACTTAGCTACGTTGATGCGCACGTGGGAAGCCAAGGGGATGACACTTAAATGAGTCGTAGACAAGAAGCGGTTGCGTTTTTTGTCCAGCGTGGATGGACACGCGAACAGTCAGCCGGAATCGTTGCTAATTTGGAAGCTGAAAGCGGGTTGCGTCCTGATGTTGTTGGTGACAGTGGGCAGGCTTACGGTATTGCGCAGTGGCATCCAGATCGGCAATCTATCTTCGCTGGGTTGATAGGTAAGCCTATTCAGGGTAGTAGTTTTGAGGATCAACTTCACTTCGTTCATGCTGAACTGCGTGGCGCAGAACATACGGCGGGTGAGGCGCTTGCTGCGTGTGAGACTGCTGCAGACGCAGGGGCCTGTGTATCTCGACTTTATGAGCGCCCTGCTGATCGTGAGGGCGAAGCAAGCAAGAGGGCTGCGCTTGCGCAACGAATTTTCAATGGGGAACAGGATTCGCAAGTAACGGAAGTACCACAACCGCAAAAGGGGATGGACATGGGCGCAGGTTTGTTAATGGCGTTGATACAGACCGTGATCGGTGCGTTCGCGCCGCTTGCGCAGCAGAAGATGTCACAGGCGCTCTCGAAGCATGGTGGGGACCCTACGGCTGCGGGAGCGATCATGGATGGCGTGCTGGGGGCGATCTCGACTGCTTCTGGCGTGAGCGTGCAAGCTATGAAGGATGATCCTAAGACTGCGATTCAGGCGGTCAGTGCGGTGCAGGCTAATCCGGCCATGATGCAACGGGTGGAAACGGATTCGTTGGCGGCGCTTGATAAGCTGGCTCCGGTACTCGATAAGCTGCACACGATCTCGAAGGAAGAGTGGGCGGCGGAAGAGGACTCGAAGCAAGCCGTGTTCCTGCGCAACAAGGAGGACTCGTCGCAGAATATCCAACGCCCTCTCATGGGGTTCACGATGGGACTTGTGGCGCTTATCACAGTTTTTACGGGTTCCCTGTTGGGTGTCCAGATGTGGCTGAGTGGCGGCGCGGAACCGAACGGGCAGATCATCATTCTGTTCGTGATGCTCGCTACCACGTTTGTTAACATGCTGCGTACGCAGAACGATTGGGGCTTCGGTTCATCTAAGCAGAGTGCCGCCAAGGACGAAACGATTAAGCAGATGGCGAAGTTGAAGTAGGAGAAACGCATGGCCGCGAAGAAACAGAATTTAGTAATTTTGCAGGGTGAAACCTTCCAGCGAGTGATTCGTTGGGAAGTATTACCTTATGTGTATAAAGCAATTTCCGCGATTACACAGACTGCTCCTGTAGCTATTACTGCGACAGCTCATGGAATGGCTAGTGGCTGGCGTGCGGCTGTTGTCAGTGTCAAGGGCATGACCGAAATAAATGCCAAGCATTCGATCCCTAGAGAATCAGAGTTTCATCAGGTATCTGTAAGTGGTGCGAATACGTTGACTATTAACGACATCAACAGTTCGGAATATTCGCTTTATACTTCTGGTGGGTACCTGCAGTATTTCACTCCGGTTGACATTGCAGGTTACTCCGCGCGGATGACCATTAAGGATCGGGTGGGGGGCACGACGTTGATGTCGTTGACCAATGGCGCACCAGATAATCGAATTGTGCTGGATAACACAAATCATACAATCACTATCACAATTGCTGCTGCTGACACACCGGCGTCGTTGTTGACATGGACGAAGGGTGTGTACGATCTGGAAATGGTTAGTGGAGCAGGTACAGTTACACGAATTTTCACAGGTAGTGTGTCGGTTTTGAAGGAAGTGACGACGTGAAATTACGCGATCTCGATGCGCAATTCTATCAATGGTACAAAGGCATTGCCGATGAATTTCATGGGCAGACACTTCCAGATGGAACTACGCAATGGGGTGGCTTCCCAGTTGATTGCTTCAAACCAGTTGACACGCTCGCTGAAGCGCATTGTGTTTGGCTTTTATGTCCGAAGTGTTTTGCTGCGAACAACGGAAAGGCAGGGACACATCAAGTATGCGTCTACTTCAAAGGAAGTCCAGTGCCCGACGTGATTAACCAAGGTGTGCGGTGGGACGTATCGGGGGCAGGGCTAGATGACCTTACGATCTCTCCGTCGATCTTGTGCATTGGCGGTTGTGCGTGGCATGGCTTCATAACGAACGGTGACACGAGAGACGCATGACGCAGTGCATGACAACTAGCTTTAAGGTTGAGATGTTCCAAGCCGTGCACAACTTCAAGGCTTCGGGCGGGCACGCCTTCAAGATCGCGCTGTTCACGTCGTCGGCTACGCTGGGGCCTACTACCACAGCTTACAGCGCAACCAACGAAGTTTCGTCCGCAGGGTATACAGCGGGGGGCTTTGCCCTCACCAATGTGGATTCCAGTTCGTCGGGTACCGTAGCGATGCAATCTTTCAGTGCTAATCCAAGCTGGAATGGGGTATCCTTTACGGCGAGTCAAGCGTTGATTTACAATACAACGCAGAGTAATAAGTCAGTAGCAGTGCTAGATTTTGGTGGGGGTCAGACGGTAACGATAGGTACTTTCACCATTAACCTGCCGTCAGTTACAGCAACGACGGCGCTTTTGCGGTTGGTCTAACCAAGGAGAGGCAACATGAGCGATCTAGTAACAACCACGTTGGGTGAACTTCCTGAGTCCGATTTGGAAATCGAAATGATTGAGCAGGAGGGGAATGAGAACACGTGGGTGATGGCACGCGAGTGCCGTTATAAAGGTAGCAACTCGGAGTTAGCCGCGCACCTTGGCGAGATCGTTCGTCGGGATGCATGGGTAACAATTAAGCGTGGTCACGCACTGGCCGGTGAGCAGGCCAAACTAGGATAGGAGATTCATCATGGCGAATGTCGCCGCAATTTGCACGTCGTTCAAAGTAGAGATACTGAACGGGCTGCACGCACTTGGAACGTCGGTGGTTCGCGGCGGCACGGGTGCGGACACGTTCAAGATCGCACTCTACGCACCAGCCGGTTCTCTCGGTGCGGCTACCACAGTGTACTCAGCCACCAACGAAGTATCTTCGGCGGGATACACCGCTGCGGGTACGGCGATTGTGTTCGTTACACCGGCATCAACCGGTACCACCGCGTTCACTACGCCGAATGCCAACGTGACGTGGACAGGTGTGACCTTCACCACGGACTGCGCGTTCATTCACAACGTCACGCAGACTAAGGCGGTTGCGGTCTACACGTTCTCTTCGCAAACCGTCACGGCGGGCAACTTCACGCTCACTATGCCGACCAACGACGCCACCACGGGTTTGCTGCGTATTGCGTGATGCCAATCGTCGCCTCGTCTTTCGTGCTGGCTCCTGCGCCGGAGAGCGATGGACGTTCTTACGTTACCGAAATGCACATTGACCAGTACGACGTTCCTTACCCCATCGAGTATCTCGCCGATGTCGGAGCAGACTACAACACGATCATGGCAAATCGTGCGACGCAGATCAGCGCCGATCTCGTGCAAGCTGAATTGAATGCCGTTCTCGGCAACGGAACGTGATGGCTCTCGTGCTGAAACACGCGACCAAGACACAGTTGGCGAACGAATTTCGTGCTCGATACAAGGGTGCGTCGCAATCCGAATGTGCGAGGTTGGCGACATGGATGCTCAATCACCTTGACGCCGGAGATTTTACCGACGCGCAAGTGCAGTCAGTTTTTGGGTTATCGGCGGGACAGTACACGACGCTGAAAACTAAGTTCACCAACTTGCGGACGGCGTATAACGCCGTGGTCGCAGCCCAAGGAGAATAGGAAATGTCTCTCGCAACGTGGCAGGAAACTCTAATTGCGGCACAGGTTGATGGTTCACCGCTCTCTAACACAACGACGCCGACTTCGTTGCTGAATGCAGGGTCGAAGTTCACTCTGCCCGCAAACTTCTTCGCGTTTGTTGGTAAGACGGTTCGCATAACGGCAGCAGGTCGGATGACGACAGTAATCACCACGCCGGGCACGCTTACGCTCGACTTCAGGCTCGGCGCGACGGCGGTCATCACTACGGGCGCAATGACGCAGAACATCGTCGTCAAAACTAACCTGCCGTGGTTCTATCAGGTAACGGCTACGCTGCGGGCAGTTGGATCAACGGCCAACTTCATGCCGTCCGGGTTCATCTTGGGGGAGGGTTTTCTCAACGTCGCTACGCAGGCGGTCGGCCCCGGTCCCGGTGGTTTTGTGCTGCCGTTCATCCCGAATATCCCTGTGGTCGGCAGCAACTTCGACAGCACAGCATCGCAGGTCGTGGACTTCTTCGGGACATATGGTACGGCCAACCTTTGCTCGATCACGCTGCATCAGTTCATGCTCGAATCATTGAACTAGCATTGCCGTGTTTGAACGTCCGCCATTGGGAGCGTATGACATACCGGGACCGCGCTCGCGGACTGGGAGTGTTGCGCCGCAGGGCTTCCGGCGCACGGATGGCGCGACGAACGCCATTCGCTCGGACATAGTAGGGCGTCGGCAAATCTACGTTTCTAGCGTAGGCGGATACAACGGGAACTCTGGCGGGACGTGGGACAGCGCCAAGGCGACGGCGGCAGGCGCAGATGCAATTGACCTTGCTGGCGACACAATTTTCTTCGACTCGAACCACGTCGAGAGTTTTTCGGCAGGGCAAGTAACGCTAAATTTCGCCGGAATCAAAGGCAAGCCAACGAAAGTGCTGTCTGTTTTGCGCTCGTCAGGTCAGCCGCCCACTACCTTGCTGGCCGGAGCGCAGATCAACTCCGACGGAGCCAATACACCGAACCTTGAGTTTA